TTCTCCCAATCGGATGCTTTACGAACTACTCTTTTACGAACCTTTCCCTTTAAAGGCTTTAAACGGCGGACTTGATTTAATGATTTTTTACCAATATAGAATTTACCGGTAGGGATATGTACTATTTTATAGACAAATCCAACCGCACCATCAGGTGTGTTTTCTTCTGTAACAATATTTCCCTTAAATTTCCAAGACATTATTTTGTTTTAGAAGTCTGAATGGTATCAGTGTATTTTTTTGAACTATTGTATCCACCTGTTGTACCACCAATTGCACCACCTCTAAATTTAGATAAATCAGAATTCATTAAATCTTTTGAATTTTGAAATGGTTGCTCTACACCAATAGGAGTTTTATCTACACCCTTTGTATTGGCTTTTGAATCGCTTGGTTTTTTAGTTAATAAAAGTTCTACTAATTTTGACATGTCTATGTGTTTTACTTATCTATAAATATAACCTTATGTATCAAAACGAATTATAAAATTTACTGGATAATCAGGTATTGATTTAATTGGTTGTGGAAGTTTTGCTACCGCAACCATATTTAGTTGTTCATCATACAATCCTATTGTTGTAATAAAAGGTGCTAAATAAGAACCAGTTCTATCTAATGATGAACTATATTCGTAATCGGCAAATCCACCCTTTTTGTTAGAATCTATTGATGAAGTAAAACTATGAAGTTTTATTCTACCAACCGTTCCATCGGGATCATAATCAACCGCCGATGGATTTTGTGATACATTAAATTCGTTTTCTAATACTGATATAAAAATTTCATTTTCAAATATTGTTTTTGTAGAACGATAGTTTAAATTAAATGTATTTAACATTGAACCACTTTCAACATCTCTAGTAACAATCACCAAACCTCTATCATAAAATATATTTCCCGCTACATTGCTACCAGAATCTAGAAGATTTGAGTATCCATCATCCGTATAGGTTTTTGAAGTTGTTTCATCTTCTAAAATAACGGTACCCGGTTTTATACCTTCTCCATAATATACTTGGGAAATCGGTAATACAACCAATTGATTGTTTAAATTTCTTTCATCCGTAGATGCATAAGATTTTCTCCTTCCTACTTCCGTAAGGACTGAAGCAGTGGATGCATTTCTATAAAATTGTGCTTTAATAGAACGAAAAAGAGCCTGTTTAGAAATACCATATGATTTTTCTTCAATTTCTTCATCATAGTTTCCAAAACTACCACTCTTTGCAAATATCGGATTTATGTCATTTTCATCTAAAGTCCACTCTTTGTAAACTTTAATAGGTCTTACCACAATATCCGATTTTGGAATTTCTTTAAGCATTAAAATGAATTTTATATAAATATTCTACAAATGAAAAACCCCCTTTAAAGGGGGTTCTCAATATAGTTAAGATTTAATTAGAATGATAATTTCACTTTAACTAAAACTTCTTTATCAAAAGATTTAACGATAGGTTGTGATGTTTTGGCAACAGCAACACATTCGTTTGCATCATTGTATAAACCAATAGTTGTTAAGTAAGTTTGTGGGTCAGTTTCAAATGTAGTTTCTACAAAAGAACCATCACTATTTACATATGTTGGATTATTTGAGTAGTTAAATTCTCTATTAGTTGCTCTTACAAAGAAGTGTTGAGTAGAAATGTTTTCAGTTCTACGTGCTTCAAAATCACCACCAAACTTAATAGCTGATAACAATTTGTATTGATTGAATTGTTCTCTATCTTGTGCTAAATTACCTGCTAAACTTCCACTAATTTGATAATTACCATCTTTAGTGTAAATAGTTTCAGTTGCAATTAAGTTTCCAACAACCGATGCAACAGCATCAGCGTTAAGAACGATAATTCCTCTATCAGGATAGAATAATCCAAATCCTTCACCATTTGAACCAGTTGGAGTTTTTATAGTTGCTTCATTTTCAGTTCCTAAATTAAGAGAACCAGAAACAACTTTAAATGTTCTACCACTTAATCCTAAATCATCACCAAATTTCTTTCCACTATTATCAATAAAAGTAAATGTACCGTTTGAACCTCTTAATTTTAATGACCAGTTACCAGCATCCATTTTTTCTCTATAACGGCTTCTCGCAATGTTTATAAAATACAATGAATTTGCATCAGTAGCTGTACCTGCAGAATTCTCAAATGAGAATTTAGTATCGGTTGGGTCTAACAACATTGCTCTATATTGTGCGTATGTTGCTTTGGTAGCTAATAAAGCAGAATCATTATCTGCTAAGTTCATAGAACCACTACCATTTACATGTCCATAAGCAATAGCAAATTGTACTTCTGCAGAATCGGAATATAATGCTGGATTATAATCATAAACATTAGTATAGTAATATCCACTTTGTGCTATTGATTGTGCGGATGCTGTAAAAAATTGAGTTAAGGAACCAGAATCACCGGTCCATAGACCAGTTGTAACCACTTCTACTTTTGCGTTTACCTTATCAAAATCACCAAATCTTTTATAAATACCGGTTGTAACACCAGAAGTATTTGTTGCAATTTGTTGACCTGCAGGTAATACACTATTAATAAGTGATACTATCTGATTTGTATCAACCGTACCAGTATTAGCTAATGCTGCTATTTGGGCGGTTATATTAGGGTCATTAATTAGTGCCATTTTTTATTTCTTTTTTTATTATGGTTTGTAAGTTACAGTTACTGGAATAGTTTGAGAACCACCGGTTTCATTACCATAAACTGTCAATGTAGTTGCAATATCAATTGTTAAGTTTGGATTAGGTGTAAATCTAAATTCTAATCCACTTACAACTTGTGCAGTTGTTGTGATTTCTTCTCCTAAAAATACTGGTACAGTTCCAGTTGCGGTTGCTCCTCTTACTACAGTAAGTGTACCTGCTCTTTGGTCTGCCAACACAACAGTGTAACCAGCACTACCATTTCCTGCTGGAGATGTAGTTGGTAATAAAGCAACACCACCTTCGGTTTGATTTACTGCTACTGACGGAACACCCAATCTTACAGTTGGGATTTGTGTAGTTCCTTTAGGAAGTGTTACCAATTTATATCTCAATACTTGAGTTTCATCTGGTGAAGCTTCCGTAATAGGAATTGCTCTGATTGCTGAATCATAATAAGCCGAACCCTTTGGGTGTGCTGGCTCATATAATGTGTAATCAATCTCATCATCACCTAAAGCGAACTTTGTGATGTTTAAAGACTGACCGGATGCTAATTTTTGTCTACCTTTTTTGGTAAGAATTGCATCAACTGTGATTTCGGTATTATCTAAATATGCCATTTGATATTGTTTTTATCTTTGTTTTCTAAAATAAATATAACCATTTAGTATTTTCAATTTTAATCTACTTCCAAAATTGGTTCTCCACTACCTCTACCAGTCTTAGCAACTCGTAGAATATTAGGATTAGTTGTAAATGTTTCTACAGGATCTAAACCATCTGGTGTTGTTGCCGCCGTTTGTTTAGAACCTTTAAAATATGAACGTTGTAAACCCTCACTTAATCCATTAACAAATTTGTAGTGGGTTGGAAGGTATCCATTAATTGCAGTTACCGCTGTTATATCGTTTCCTATCGCTATACTACCACTAAATGGTAACAATGAAACATAATATTTATCTTCATATGTTGTTATTGTACTATATACAATTGGACCAGATGTTGTAGTTGGATATCCTCCGGTTTGAACTTTTTTCTTCTTAGCTTTTGTTTCTTTAACTAAAAATGCACTAACTCTACTACCAGTTGTTTCCAAATTACCAAATACATCATCATATGCTCTATAAACTGAATTACCTCTTTTCGCGTACAAACCAAATCCTAAATTAGCTCTTGAATTTTTATCCATTCCAATTTGTTCAACCGAAAACGCATCAACTTCACCATATAAACTCGCTCCAGTTGGACACTGAATATTGATTGAACCCGTATTTGGATAAGTTGGGTATTCCGTTTCAAATAGCCCACCAACATTATAATCAATAGTACCACCATAAGTAGGATTTGTACCTTCAACAATTGTTATAGAATCAGCATCTATGGTACTATCATAATTGTTTATATCGGTATTTAAAATTGTTAAATTTGTTGCATCTAAATTACTTTCTTTTACATCGTAAGTAGATTCAATTTTATCATTTTCTTGATTATCAATATAAACTTCAAAATCATTTCTTAATGATTCAGGTTTGTTCCACTTAACTTTACTTCTTTCTAAAAAGTGTGGTTCAATTAATAATCCTTTAGAGATTTTAGCTCTTGCAGGTGATAAATCTGTCAGTACTTCAAATAATGATTTATCAATATATTTAACTAATTGAATGTATTCGTAAATATTTCTATTTTCTAATCTTTCAAAATAATATTCTCTTAATACATCTAACTGTCTATAATTTTCTCTGTATTCATCGGAAGGGTCTCCAATATAATTATCTATATTAAAATCTCCAAATGCTTTTAAGATATCCATATTCAACTCCTTGATTGGGGAGAAGAACAATCCTAAACGATTTGAATCAACAGGTGCTCTATCAAACGCTTTTTCAGTTGCTCTAACTTTATATGAAAGATTTGTTTTTAATGTTTGTGTTTCAAATCTAATCTTATTAGAATAATTAAATCCTAATGATGGAACGGTAGCAGTTACAGTTCTTTCATATGGTGTATATTGATATGGATAAGCAGAAGCAGAATACATATTACTTGCACTCGCAAAAGGTTCTCCATAGCTTGTGTTAATTGCAACATTCTTAATAAGTGAATCTTTTGTTCTATCTTTTGGATATTCAAAATCTAATCTGAAAACTAAATCTGCTGTGGATGCGGTATATGAGTTACCATTGATTGAATCAGGAAATAATGTATGATTTTCAAATTTACTTCTTTGTAGTGGAACTTCCCATAAACGTAATTCATCTACATTACCTTCAAATCCATTACCACCAATTTGTAAAGATGAACCACTTTCCCATTGACCATCTCCCGTCAACAATGACATACTTACCGAAGTAATTATTCTTTTACCATCGGTTGTTGCTAACCATACTTCATATTGTGAACTTGCACCAGGATAGTTATAACGATTAATAACAATATTTGAATAATTTTCCATAGAAATAGGAAAATCTAAACTACCGGTAACCAAATCAGGTCCATAAACATACTCTACGGTTGATGCAAAATAAGTTGTAGAAACTGATGCACTTATGAATGGCGTTTCAACATACGCAGACGCTCCCGCATCACCGCCAAAATTTAATTCCAATCTACCAAATGAGCCAGTTGTTTTATATAAATTTAATGCCCATTCACTTCCTGAAATTAGTGTTACATAATTTGTAGGAATCTTTGATGGTAAAATTCTAAATTCAATACAATTAGGATAATCGCCAGTTTGTGCAGTTGTATGCCACGGAACTTTAATATTTGAACTACCATTTTGATTTAAACTTCCTGTTAAAAATATTGCTGCGGTTCTATCTTCAAATGTAAATTTACTACTTCCTCCTTTGGTTGGGTCTTGTGGTCCACCAAATTCCATTATTGTCAACATAGATTGAGGAACACCATAACAAGCCATTGCAGCCTTTAATGCTCTTCCAGTACCTTTGTGCTTTAATAGATATGGTAAGTTATTTAATATTCTTCTCCAAACTTCATTATTTGCTTGTTCAAGTGGCATTGAATATAAAGCGTTACCTTCTCTATTAGTACCATAAACATATTCCCATAAAAAGTTAGTATTAAAAGCCTTTTTGGGATTCCAACCCATAGATGCCAATAAAGGTTCAACCAAAGAATTTATTACACCTTTTGATTGCTTTTCTTCAATTAAATTATTTGATTTTAATGCATTTATATACACCCAAATAATATCAAAGTGTTGACCAATCATATCCAAAAATACTAAAAAGTCATTATTATTAAAGTCTTCTTGTATATAAAGTGGTATATTATTTGAAAGATAGTTTACATTATATTTGTCATAAAATTCCGAAGAAGCTAAAATTGTGTTATACCAAGTTAGTGCTTGTGTTGTATTTGATTGGTATAAATAATATCTAAAAATACCATCTCCACCTTCTGCTAAAAATTTTGGATATGCTAATGAATTAGTAGATGTGTATAACCATTTTTCAAACCCATCAAAGTTTTGAATAATAGTATTGATTTTTTTAAGAAGTGAGCCTCTTTCATTTATTGAATCTGAACCATATAATATTGGAGTTTCATAAGATAATTCAAAATCACCTGTTTCAGTTGCTATAAATTCATCACCATCAATCTCTGGCGTTCCTGCTCCTAAAACATCTTCGGTTAATACTCTACCTACATCAAATGTTTGCTCTGAAATTAAGTTGTATTTTTGAATATATCCTAGTAATAATTCTAATTTGTAAAAGAAGTTATTAACTCTTTCTTCGGCAGAACCAAAATGTACAAAATTATTCCAAACATATTCAGAACCGCTCACATAGGTGATATTCAATTTTGAAGTATCAATACCAGTATCTTGAACATATTTGTTATATAATAAATTCGTTGAGTATGAGCCCGTTGCTAACAAATCATCAAATACCTGAAATCCAATACCATTATCCGGTTCTACTCCAAAGTTAGGTCCTTTTAATGGTTTACATTCAAATGCACTATCACCTATCAATCTTATATTATCAATAATTGGATTTGATAAAATTTTAGAAATCCAAACTTGTTGATTTTCTTGAACAGTAGTTGGAAGTGGTTCGTATAATTTTAAGATTAGGGAATTTTCAGAACCTGTCCAAACTGTTATTAATTTATTATCACCTTCACCAAAATGTAATAAATGAGAAAGATACTTTGAAGTTCTTTCTCTTAAAATATTCTTATCAAATTGAGAAGTTATAGCACTTGCTATTCTATTAATTGCTACTTCTCTTGGAATTGTGTATTGACTTTTTACAAACTTAATAGTTACAAACTCTTCCTTACCGATTACAGTTTCATATCCGCTTATATTATAAGGAACTAATTTTAAATTAAGAACTATATTTAAAGTATCTTCGGCGATATTTTGTCCGCCTAAATTTAAAAGTTCTTTTACATTCAATTTTACAACCCCACTACTTCCAGCCTGAACATACTTATCTCCGTTAAAAATTCTTACATAATCGGTATCTACTGAATCAAATGAAATTTCAAAATTAACATCAGTACCCGCAAAGTCTGGTCCAAATAATTCAGATGGGTATGAAATGTTTCTTATATCAGGAACTCCAACATATACTTCACTAACTACATTTAGAGAAAATTCTAACGGGTCACCATCACCTACTCCTACATTACCCAATTGTAATCCAGTTCTTTTTTCTCGCGATGGTATTAAAACTATTCTATAATTTCCTATTTTAGTAAACGCATCTGCTGGTAAGGTTATTATTGCTGTAGGGTCACCATTATCTAAATTTGAAAATTTAAAAACATCGCCGCCAATATAAACTGCTAAATCACTAACACTACTGCTTTTTCTTATTGCAATAGGTAATTGAGATTTACTATTAATATTGTATTTTTTCAGTATTTCCGAATCAGGATCTACAAATGAAATTGTTGGTTTATTCGTTATTAAAACTGGTGCTTGTATTGTTTCAATCTCAATCTTTAAATTACCATCCGCTACAAAATTTAATTGAACAGTTGCATTTTCCGGTGTTATTCTTACTAAAGGTCCACCTGGTAAAAATTCTTCTATGTTACCATTTGAATCGGTTACTAAAATACGAGAAATTAAATATTGAGTTTTATCAGCAGTATTTATTGAAATTGGAGTTCCCGCTAATTCCGTAAACGTATATTTTTTATTCGTAGTTAATGTGCTCGTATTTAATCCAATATACGAAACTGAATCTTGTAATCCAAATAGATTAACTTCAATTGTTACTTCATCTGATTTTACCGGTGTATCAATTGGTTTTGTATTTTCTAATTGAAAAACAAAATCAACTAATTGATTACTTTCATCAAAAACAAATGGTTGTTGTATTCCATCTTTAAAATATTGAATTTTAAATTTGTATGGTGATATATTAGAATATACTGGTTGATTATCTCCCGTTAGTGGTTGAGAAAAATCCGGTATCAAACGAGTCTGATAACCAAATAAACTGTCACCTAAATTAATATTAGCTAAAGCATTAAAATTAAATTGAATATTACGCTCAACACTTATAGTAAATTCATCACCCGTTTTGTATCCTTCTTTTAATACAGTAATTTTTTTTGAACCGTTTTGAATTAAATCATCTAAAGATACATTAATTTTATCGGTAGTAGTTTTGAAACTATTTTCTCCATTAATAATAATTTGAGAAGGAACGTTTGAAGAAATGTTTACAATTAGATTTCTGTTTTGATTAATTGTTCCTGCGGCATTTGGGTCATTTGAAATCGGAATGTTTGTTCCACCACCAGAAGAAATACCGCCTCCACCACCTGACGATATATTACCGCCTGCATCAAAACCTGCGGTTATCTGTGTGGTAGTTCCAATACCATATCCACCCTCACCAAAATTTTGTGTTCCAAAACCTAAGTCAAAGAATGGATTTTCACCATCATCTAATCTATAAACTCTATCGTATCTTCTCATCTAATTTATAAATATTTTATTGTATGTTTTCTCTTTGATTCATGTCTCTTTCAAAAATTTGTTCTCTACCACTACCCGCTCCAAAAAAGTTATCATAAGAGCTTCCACCTCCTCCACCTCCACTTATGACATCAGATTTAACAGGTAAATCTATCCTAATTGGAGTATCATCTATAATTGGTTCTTTTGGTGGTGCATCTATAACTTTTATTTCACCAGTAGACGGTGTTTCCTTTTCCACCGGAGTTATTATTTGTGGTGGTGAGTCATCTATTGGTAGTATTGGTAAAAGTTTTTTCTTAAACTCTCTTTCAACAGTACTTATTTCTGGCTTCTCAATAAAAACTCTTCTAGTTTCAGGTGTTCTTGCATCAATTTTTTCATCCAAAGTTTTTGTTTGTAAAATTTTTGCCGCATCATCCATACTAACATCAGTTGTATTTTTAGCCAATGGATTTAATTGTTCATCTTTTGGTGGAAGATAAAATGTAATAGCGTTTACAATTAAAATATCTAGCAATTTCATAATTGTAGCTTCCGATAATTGTAATGAAGGTTTTGTTTTTTTAGGTTTGCCGTAATTCGGGTCTTTAGGAAAAGATACTCTATTTGTAAATTCATATTGTGCAGATTCAATAAATTTTTTGTGAACATTTGCTGCAAATAAATCAAAATTTTGTATTTTATATTCCGTTTTCAGTTTATTATAAAATGCTTCTCCAAATGTTAATTTCAAAGTATCAATTATTAATGATGGAGTTGTTGATTCAATCATTTTAAAAACATTATATATAATATCACTTTTAAAATCACCATTTGTATAAAAAATATTGAATCGGTTTTTAATATCTTCTGCATTTGGACTTGTCATTAAAGGAAATAATCTTACTTCAGTTCTTGAAGGAGATATCTCACTAATCCAAACTTTGTCTTTTTCTTGATATGAACCTAATCTTTTGTTTATTAATGAAATTTGTGTTTTAAAAACACCATTTGTAAAACCAGCTTCTTTTATTAATCTTTCAACATCAATAAAAAATTCAGAAGGTAAATTATTTCTTGTCATTGTTGTACCTTCTGCTAATAAAAAATAATTATTAATATTAGATGTTGTTAGTGGAATATATCTTACTCTGCCAAAACCTTTTTGTGGTAATTGGTTTTCCGAAGAATCATACATTATAAATTCAATCAAATCATCTTCACTTAATCCAAAGAAAGATTGCATATCACCTTCTTCAAAGATTTTTCTATCTTTTGGATTAATTCTAAACGCTTTGTTTTGAACTACTTCTTTAAAATTTTTTAATCCTTCAGCTGCCATAATTAACTACCTCCTGTCCATTTATCACCGGACTGTTTTTGTATTGATACTGGTACGGATACATTTGATTTTTCAGTTTTACATAACAATGCACCTTTGTAACTTTTATCTGAAGAAAAATTAACTCCAGCGGTTGGTCTAAACTCGTCTATTTTATTCTGAATTGTTTTTATTGTGATAAATTTAGTTTGTTTCGGTTTTAATGTAAATGAAGCAACGCTTTCAAATGAACCAGCTATTTCACCAATTTGTTCAAATGTTAATTTAATATCTTCTTTTGTAAAGTTATAAAATTCCAAATCTGGTCCATTAATCCACGTTCCTCTACCATCATCCTTTGCTCTACCTCTAAACGTTAAATCGTTTTGTCCAGCTTCTCCTTTTTGGATTACTTTTACTGAAAATTCCGTACTTACTCTTGCACCTTCAGCCTGCTTAGCTTGTTTACCCTCAAGTATCTCTCTTAACTGGTCAGCTTGTTCTTTTAAAGATTGATTTCTTGCTGTTAATGATACTCTTTGAATTGCTTCGGCAGTTCCTTTTTGTATAGCGTTTGTTAAATCATTAATAGTTGATGATATTTTTAAATTTGCTTGATTAAGTTGGTTTTCAAAAGATGCCACTAAAATTTTTTGTGCATCTACATCAACTCTTAAACTTTCAGAAACAATTTCTAATTCATTTACTTTAGCTCTTAAATCTTCAACAATTGTATTTAATCTAACTACTTCCGCAGTTAAATCAATCACCGATTGAGTTACTTCATTATATACTGGTCTTGGAACATCATCATTAGGTGGCGGTGGTGCAATAGGTATAAGTTCAAATATTCTTGTATCTACTGACCTTATTAATTCCGCTTCATTATATTTTGGCTTTTCCAATCTAGCAGAAACTACACCATCTCTTGTATTATTTTCATCAAATAAAAAAATATTATCCGATGGTCTGAATAATACACCAGAACCACTTACGGATAAATCTTTTACAAATTCTTCATTTGCAAGACCTGATATGTTTTTATTATATGGCATTTAGTTAGCTGCTAAGAAAAAAGTTAAATCATCATCCAAATATTGAGCATTCCCATCCAAATCAACTTTAAATTCAATTTTATATGTTCTATTAGCTTCCCAGTTTGAAAAATCTAAATTAATAAAATTTCCATCCGTATCACAGCTAATTTTTGAATAATTACTAAAAGGAATTATAATATCATCCGAACTAAAATCTTTTATTTGATAATAAGTTGTTTGTGGTAGATATTTAACATCATTATAAGAAAACTTATTTGCAAAAGTTTTTAGAGGAAACAACTCTCTTCCAATTATTCTTAATTTATTAGTTGTCTCTTTTTTATATTCTTTCTTAAAATTTTTAATTCCTACTTTTATATCCTCTGCCGTCAAAGGTAATAATGAACCAGTTTGAAAAGTTTGGTCATCCCAACCTATTCTAATTTTAGGTTGGTAAATAGTAAATGTTTCTTTACTAAATAATCTTACAATACCATAATCTTCAACATCTTTTTCTTTTTCCAAATCATATCTTAATAAAAATCCTTCGTTTGGTATTGAACCACTCATCCAAGATTTTAATATAGGTCTTACATCCATTTGAATGTCACCTTTTTCATAATTAAAAGCCTGTGATGCACTTTCATAACTCCACCATGTTCCACCAGCGCCGTTATTAACACTTGCAGAGGTATATGATGCTCTTATATTATCGTCATCCCAAACAAGTTTTGTATCACCTTCTCTATAATTCCAAGTTACACCTTTGGTTGTTACCGCATCAAATCTAGTTCCAATACCCATTTCCCAACTTTGATATACTGCATTTGCAAATATCGTATATTCCAATGGTATTTCTTCACTTTGTGCTTCTTTCATCAAAAGGGTAGCCTCTTGTAGTTTCTTTGAACCATTTGATAATGAAGCAGATAAAAATCCAGTTTCAAATTTAATTAGAGCGTGTGATACATCTTTTACGTTTCCGAAATATACCTTACTAATTTCTAATATCTCATCCAAACCAGTATTTTGATTTGGCTGTTGTAGATAAACCGTTGCATCTTTTGATGCTGTTAAAAAATAATATGCCATTATCTTGCTCTACCTTTTATGTCTGCATCTGGAAATTTAATTTCAAATATAGACGGGTCCAATGAAGGGTAAACTGTTTTATTTTTTGTTGCTTCAACAATGTTATAAGCATTTGTTGAATACTGACCACCACACTTATTTGTAATTTCTAATTTAGAAACTGATTTTACACCTTCAACATTTGCTAGTAACAATTCAACTTCACTTAAATTAATTGTTTGATTAAAAGTCCAATTATCAATATTGAAATAGTTTTGTAAATCTATAATACATTTTGCCAATACTTCGGATTTATTATAGTTTTCATAACAAACTACCTCAAAATTTAATCCAATATTAATAATAAAACCATCTAAAATATTTACACCATCGGTTAATATTTTATATTCATTTAAATAAGTTTTTAAGTTTTCTTTTACAGCTCTATTAATTGGTGTTAGTTTTCCTAATCCATCATAACCCAACAAATATAAATTTATAGCAAATGGATTATTTTTTTCATTTTCATTGGATGTTTTACCAACTAAAAATTGTTCAATTCTTTGTTCAACAATCCCTCTTGATGGCTCATTATCATCTGAAAGATTTATAAAGTCCATTACAATATCAACAAACTCTTGAAATCTATTTGGTGATGCCAAAATAGATGCAGGAGAATTATTATCAAGCGTTCCATCAGCAGTTGCAAAAGCTTTAGCAATTGCACCGTATTTTGTTGGCATTGATAATGCTCTTACTTGATAATCTCTTGCAGTAACAGCTCTATTTTGAGAACCAAAATTCGCTAATGCGTTTTCTCTGATTTCTTCTATGGTTTCACCACCTCTACCACCTGTTGCAGGTATTTCGTTTGTTACAGCTACAGAATTTTTAAGTGAATTATATGCACCAATTTGTGCTAAAGTTAAGTTTGATAAGTCATCTTCGTATTCTATACCGGTAATTCTAGTAAGCTGTCCTGCTTCTATATTTGATGAAACTCCACCACCTACAAAATACTTTACCGTAATAGTTGTATTTGATGGCGATGTACCATATGTTTTTGTTTTTAAGAAGTTTGTTGGGTCAAATGATTCTTCTAATCTACTAATAGAATTTGGTAATCCTAACCCTACGTTTTTAAGATTTGGAATTAATTGTTCATCGGATGCCGTTGGGTCACCAGCTCCAAATCTTATAGTTGTTGTACCATCCACATTTACTCTTGTTGTAAATCTTCTTGAAGTTTTTATTGTTTTTAATACATAAGGTACAGTTTCCTTAAATTGTACTAAATCTGGATCATTTAATTCAGTATTTGGATAATCTAAAAATACCATTTCTTGTGCCAAATATGGAACTTCATACCACTTATTACCGTTTGAGTCCCTTACATCATAAATTGAAATAATATTTGTATCCGGTAAATCAATGGTTTGAAAAGATTGATACGTTCCAAAATCATAAGATTCTTCTTTAACTAATGCAGATATTGCCTGAACATACTTTTTAATAAGATATAATGTAGGTTCTCCAGTTACACTATCTCTTTGGTAAACCGTCACTTCTCTATTAGCGCTTTCAGAAAAATCTATTTTATCTATTGTTCTAAAATTAATTTGTTCGGATGATGATTGAACAATCATTCCATCTTTAATTTTTAACATAAACCTTTCATCTGCTATATTAGCCGCGCCGTTTCCTATCGCTGGAACTATTTGATATACTGATAATGTTGTAGTTGAAGGAGATGTTACTTTTGGTCTATATCCTAAAAACTGCGATAATGCCATAACATTATTCAAATCTTCGGCAGTTGTAATTAACGATTCTTTTAAAGTATCATCAACATAAAAAGATAATACATCCCCAACATAAGATGCCATTTCAATAAACATCATACCCGGCGATGCTTCAGAAAAATCGGTATGAGTTTTTGGAAAATACGTTTTAGCAAATTCAATTAAATTTGCTTTAAAGTCATTAAAATCTTTATTAAGGTATTTAATATCTTTACCCTTATTTTTAAACGTCTTATTTAATGGTGTTAAACTCATATTATGGTGCTATTTGCTGAACATTAAAAGAAACTTCATCGGATAGACCTGTGTTTCTACTTCTAAATTTTAAAGAAATACCAACATAATTTCTATCTCTATTTTCGTTACTTATATCCACATTTATTTCATCTACTATAACATTAGGTAAATATCTATCTACCGAATCTGTAATTAAATCTTGTATTTTTTCCTCAAAATCATCTTCTGTGATTTGTTCAAATAACACTGTTTCTATACCGGCACCAAAATCAGGATTCATTACTCTTTCACCTTTTTTAGTCAGTAACAAATTTTTAATATTAGATTTAAGTTGGTCTAATTCGGTAAAATTTTGTGTAAAAGCTACATTACTTATTTGTATAGGAATTCTAATACCTAATGCATAATCTTCAAAAGGTTTAGTTTCAATTAATGGTTTTCTTCCTAATATTATAGCCATTACTTCTTAAATCTTTTTACAAGCTCAGAATAATCTCTATTCAACGCTTTATCTAATGATTCGTTACCGGTTTGAACACCTAATCCAGTTCTTTGTCCACCACCAGCAAATTCACCATAACCCATTTTTTCAGCTATCGCTGTTTTACCTATAATAGACCCCATATCACCTTGTCCAAAACTCATAGTTCTATAGCCACCATCGTTTGATACTGCGGCTCTAGTTTCATTAAGAATTTGGTTAATCATTGGGTTTTTAGTATAAGTTTTTTGTTCAACTACTTTAGGTTCATCATCACCCAAAATAGCTTTAGCCATACTTAATCCAGTATTTTTAGGTTGTTTTTGTTCGGAAATGGTTTTCTTTAATTCCGATTTAACTACCTCTTTTATAATGGTAGGAAGTTGTCTTTTTACTTCTTCTTTTACAAGGATTTGTATAGCTTCTAAAAGTTTATCAGTATTCATATATCATTTGTTATGTAAATAAATATTTAAAGTCTTTATTTTTGGGTTTATGTAATAAAAAGAGTTGCTTCTTCCTTTCTTCTTCTAACTAATCCAGGTAAAACACTACCCCCAGCGGTTATTGGTCCAGCTGCAATTAGTTGAGATGCAGCTCCAAAATTATTACTATTTAAAGCTTTAGCAAGTTCAACTTTTAAACTACCACAATTATAAACATAACTTATTAAAGAAGCCTTTTGTTTATTAGATAGACTATTAAAAACGGCTTCAGTTATTTTTCTTTCACCACTACCAACTAATCTATTTTTGTAAGGTCCTGAAACTTCATATTGTAACATTTTCAATGCCGCATCCACTGTGGTGGTATCGGTTTGCAATACATCTCTTATCTTTCCATCTGCACCAATAATTTTATCCGAGCCGAATCCTAATCTCCAAGCATTATAATCCCAAGCGGCTTTTGCGGCAAATCCTTCATTTTTACCAATAAACTGTGCCGATAATGTAACCCAATCTGCACTAAAATTTAATGCACCTAAATCAACTGAAATCGCACCTGAAAATCCGGGTGTAAATCCCCCACCCGCTCTAAATCCTGAAACAAATGGTTTTCCGGTATTAAATGTCCCAACTTCTACTACATCATCTATATTTTTTACAGGTGTATCTTCATCTGGAATATTGCTCAAATCACTTTCTTTTTTTATTTTTTTATCTACATCTTCTTCACTTGTTCCATTTTGTAACTCACTAGATTGTAATTGAGATTGTTGTTCATCTACGTTTTCTTTTGCTGGAAAATCATCTTCGTTAAGCTGTGTTGGTGTGGGTCTAGCACTTTCTACATTATAACCCGTCCAAGTTACTAAACCTGGAGCAGCAATAGTTGCAGGACCTGCTTGGTATAAAGTAGTCATATTTACAATACCACTTACAGTACCTAAATGTGCCTGGGCATATTTGATAAATTCATCTACAATTAAGGCCGTATTTTGAGTTGGATTTACTGCTGACATATATTAACAAATTACTAATCCGGCTACACAACTTGTTTTTATTTCATGTGTTCTTAAATAATTATCCGCGCCATTACCATCAACTCCGAACCACTTATTACCTTCTTTTTTCCAAAAAATACCAATATGATTAAAAGGTACTGTTTTACCAGGCCAATGATAAATAACTGCCCAACCTGGTTGTGGATTCACACTTTCATGTCCACCGTTTCTCAAATCTATAAGTCTTCCATTAGCACCTGCCCATGCAAACCAATCAGGTACCCAACTTCTTCTATAATCTCCATTAGGACCGTCACCGAATTTATTTGGATTTTTTGTTGCTTTAATACCAGCACCAGCTTCATCCCACCAGGTAGAAACGGTACATGCACACCAATGCGCAGGACTTGTTAATCCACAATTAGCTAAAATTTCAACTATTCTAGGATGTCCCCAATTAGAAAACTTTGGATTTTCCGCAACTGGTGCTGGTGGTGTTACTGTTGCATCTCTTAATGCAATTGCCAAAACCCTTTGACCTAAAGTTGCATTTGGTGGAAAAGTTGGAGGCCCATAAGGTCCACCACCACCGCCAAATCCTCCACCAAACCCAGCACCCGCTTTAAAACCAGAAACAAAAGGTTTACCGGTATTAAAAGTCCCCGCTTCAATTACATCATCAATATTTTTTACAGGTGCATCTTCATCTGGAATATCACTTGAATTTACGGTTGTTGTTTGAGTACTAACGTTTGTTTGAGTACTTGTTTGGGTTGTATTAGTTTGCGTATTATTTGTAGATTTTTCAACTGTTTGTGGTTCTAATGGTGTGTTTTTTAAAGGTATAGTATATTTTGTATTTTCTTCTAAAGCTCCTTCAAGATGATTTATTAAATCAGTATATGTATCTGCAATATCTTGTTTATTGTTTTCTAATGCAGTATCTCTTTTAGTTATTGCACTTTCTAAATTTTCTTGATACTGAATTCTTTCTTGTGGAGTTAAATCAAAATTTGATTCAACGCTTAAAAGTGGTTTTTGCCAAACTCCAACGTTAGTTGCTCTATTATCATTTACAGCAATGTTTTGAATTGCGTTTGGTACAGGTGGTAAAATAGTTGGTATAACATCATTACCCAAAATAGCCGTTGACCAATATATTTTAACCCCCTCTCCCATTTCTCCTACTAAATCATATGGTTGATTTGAAGTTAATCCTTTTTGTAAAGCACTTATAAATAATTGCTTCATACCTTCAACATCACCACTTCTTACTTTTGTTTTGTGAAACGCATCAAATCCTCTTTTAATCGCAGCATCATATTCTTTGGCATACGCGTCCGCTACAATTTCTATATTATTAATTGCATCTGGATTGTTTGAAACTCTTAAAATGTTATCTTTAAAAATTTGCCAAGACATTATTTAGATAGTTTTTGCATCCCCCAAGATACTAAATTAGGTTCTTCATTTTTATAATTTTCTATAAATAATTCCACAGCTCTTCCTTCGGTAACTTTACCTTTAAATGTAAATGCTCCAACTGGACCAACATATCTATCTCCTTCGTAAAGTCCTACATCAATTCGTTTTCCATCCCATTCATATTTGTAAGCCACTTTTCCTTTAGATTTTCCTGCTATAGCTTCATCTATTACTTTCTTTTGATACGCAAGTAATTCTTCTTTAGTTGCACTTCGGCTTTCAGGTCCTTTAAATGAAACTTCTCCATCATTAAATCTTGATTCCATATAAAAGTTTGGTAGATTAGCTCTCAAATATATTTTATAACCTTTGTATTCTTCTACAAAATTAGCTCTAGGGTCTTCTGGTGGTTTAGGTGGTGGCACTGGTTTTTGAACTGCGGGAGCTGGTGCGTAATCAAACTTCTTTTCTTCCTTTTGATAAATTGGTGGTTTTGGAGGAGTTTTTGGTTTGAATTTTTTTAATTGTGGAAATGCTGGTTTTTTAGGAATTTTAGGTAAATCTGGTATTCCCAATGAATCTTTTAATCCATTCAACAACTGTTTAATAGCGGCCGCTCCCCCATTAAATGCGTTCTCTAAACCACCTTTTACCAAACCTTCTGCTTTTGCAGCATTTTCACCAACAGCGCCTTTTATAGCGCCCTGTCCTGCTTGTTTTGCTTTATCTAATTTTTCTGACATATTACGCTGTTTGATTTATTTTACTTAAAATATCATTTAATTTTGATTTTATTTTTCCAAACTCCGGTCTATTTTTTGGTCCTTCCGCGGTTGGACCGGATGGAGTTAAAAATACCATAGTTCCTATTTGGTCAATTAGTTCCGATAATATTTCAACAAGCTTCTGTCCTTTAACTAAAGGTTCTAAATCTTTACTTCCTAAAAATATTGAACCATTACCAGTAAAAAAGTTTATATTTCTATCATTTGTTACAACATGAATATCTTCACCTACATTAACATTTATGCCTCGCTTATTATCAATGGACATTCCACCATCTGAAATAAATCCATAATTGCCTTTTGAATAAAAAAGCATTTCAGCATTTCTTGCAGATAATATTATTCTACCAGAATTTATTAATACTTGGTCACCTTTGAGTTCTGATGGATATGGTTTGAATGATAATGGTTTTTGTGAAAAATCCGTAGAACCTTTTTCATCAATTGTTCCAGGTATAAAAGGAACAACATACTGACCTGAACTCATTAATATTGTAGAACCATCTCTATTAATATCTTCGGTGATAGAACCAGATTTAGCCGAAAAAATTTGTGTTGATGATGCTTCTCTATTTCTTATTGTTACAGTTGGTGAAAATGTACTGCCAGGATTATTGTATGCCGATAATCTAATACTTTGACCAAATCTTGATTCAATTAAAGTATCTCCTTCAAATAAAGATAATCTATGTATATTTGTGGGAGAAAATACTTTACCATAACCACTTTCATCAGGCGCTAGACCATCTGCACTACTTCTTGGTGTTTGTGTACTTGCTACATTTTGATAATGTTCTGCTTTATTTGCACCACTTAAATCTTCTCTATCACTATTAATATTTAAAAATCTTGCATTAATTGTATTTGCAGAACTACTTAAATTTTTATTTCCTGCTACATCTTTTGCGTATCTTCTATATGTGTATGTGGATTCAATTTGGATTATTTCTACCATTTCATTTCTGATAGGTAAATCAATAAAATTTTTATTATGCGGATAGGCTAAAGGTAAACTTTCTTTACTGGTAAATGTATTTCCAAATTTTCTAAACACAACTGCTCCTACATCACCAGGTTCAGTATAACGCGGATGTGTATTATCTAAAATAACATCATAAACTACTGCATAATTTTGTGAAAGATTTAAATCATTATTTTGACTTAAATTACCTACACCATATCTATTAAAAGCCATTACTTTACTGATTTTTTAAGTTCTTCTAATTCAAATTCCAAATCATCTACTCTTTCAACTTCTTGTTTAGTTTCTTCTAATTCTCTTAATAATTGATTCTTTTCAAATTCAGTAAGAAACCCATCTTGTCCTTCCGATTTCTTTTCAGAAGCAACAATTTTTTGAACAATAGATGCCAACTTTACCAATTGGTCATCATTCTTTACTGAACTATCAATTAGACCATGCAATACAGGTCCTATGGTTGCAACATCACCCGAATGTTTAACCATTTTTTTAAGTTCTTCAATAAGTGAGCTTATTTTGTGTCTTTTAGATACCTGATTGTTATAGATATCTTCAAATAGGGAGCTTAAGTTTTTTCCCTTAAATATTTCAAAATCCGTTGACATACTTTACTATTTTTGTATGTCTATAAATATGTATAATGAAAAAAGTGGGTTTATAATTCTATAACCTCAATCTTTATCTTTGGTTGGTAATCTTTTGGAAGTTGGTTATTGATACCTTTAAACTCTTTAACTTTATTTTTAAAAATAGTGATTTCTAAAATACGGTCAGTAAGGTTCATTACAGTTTGTGAAGAAGTAGACATTTCAGATGTATCTCTTTTCATATTTAAAGCCGGCCTTTTTGGAAAGAATTCTTTTCTCATTGCCTGAGCTATCTCTTTCCAATCCTCAACTTTATCAACTGATTTCTCTGCTGATATTTTTCTCATTTTAGAACTCAAATATTTTTCACCATGCGTATATCCTGCATCAGTAAAAAGATGTCCATGATTAGTACGAACAACAGGTGATTCGGAGTTTTGTATTTTTATATCTGGCTTATGTTTTGATGTAGTTTCAATACTAACCATATGTTTTGGGGATGAAACAAATGTGTGCCCTTTAAGTGATAATCCACTCTTACCCTTATATGTTACAGCAGCTTTTAGTGCTTCTTTAATTGATGGTTGTTTTATAATGTTTCTCATCTTATCACCATCAGGACCCGGCTTACCGCCTTTCTTTACTATCTTTGCTTCTGCTTCGTCATGTCCCACTAATAGTGCAGAGTTTACTACACCAATACCATGCTCATTTAATCCTTCACTCCAATCAGTAATTAAATCATGTAGGTATGCAACTTCAACACCATCTATTATAGTGTGAACAATTTCAAGTTCAGGATTATAAGTTCTATCCCTATTTTTAGCAAGGATAAACTTATCTCCAACTTCTTTAGATACAATAATACATTCGTTTATCATCTTGCTAAGCTTTTGCACCAACTACTGTAATAACTTTTTGATAAAAAGATTCTATATCCTGCATTTCATCAATCTTCACTTTAAGTTTATCTAAATTCTTTTTAATTGCGTTATCAAATGTCACATCGTAATTTGCACCTTGCTTTTTCTTAATCATTGCTACCCAAATTACTGCTTGCATTTCCAATGGTTTCATTCCAAATTTACTTGCCAATTCTTGCGTTAATTTTGCAATATAAACATAATTTGCAGTCTTACCTAAAAACTTTGATTTTTCTTTTTTATCCATATGTGGGTAAAAAAATGATGCCATCCAAGTATCCATTGTAACCGGCAACCAACCACCTTCAAATTCGTAGTTTGGGTCTAATAGATTCAGAGTAAAAGAAAATACTTTTTCTGCTGATATTACAGTTTCAGTTCCTAATGCTCCAGAAGGTGTAAAGTGTCTTGCTATCTCATTTACTACATCTGATTTAGAAAAGTTAAATCCTTTTGATGAATATAGTCTTAATGCTCTCACTAAATTAGAAAGATATGATGGTAAGTTTCTAACATTCTTAACCATTCTTTCAATTGTTTCCATATCTCTAAATTCACCAGCTTTGATTTTTTTGTATAAATCATTTGGTTGCATAGAAATCATTTCATTAAATCTTTCAATTCTTTTTGGGTCTTTAATATCAGCTTTTATACCTTCAAAACATCTTGCGGCTAATAAAAAGTTTTGTGCTAATTTATTTTGTGGTGAAAATATTGCCATTAAGATAAGAAATAAACATCCATCAGATTCACCCAATGCACTTAACATCTTTTTATTCATATCTTCGTACCAACCCTTTGCTTCTAGTCCTGCTTCTAAAAATCCTTCTAAATTATCCAATACTCCTTTATCAACTGCAATAACATATCCACCTTTCTCTAATTCATCAGGTGACATTTTTGTGAAATCGGGTTTAGGTGCTTCTGAAATGTTTTCAGTAATATCATCAATATCAGCACCAAATTTGGAAAATAAATTATCCAACGCACCATATTGAGATGCATTTAATTTGAATCTTTTACTATTAGTTTCTTTTATTAAGCTACCTAACTTTATCATTACCCTTTGCAGGTTCTCCACCCACCACCTTTTGATTTGTAATTTTTTGCAGCCCATCCATTTGCATAAGCCGATGGATATACATCAAACTTTCTTTTTGCTGCCGCTTTTGATGCTGCCCATTTACCAGGATCGGTTGGACAATTCTTTTCTAAAAATAGTTGCATTGCTTCTTCAATCACTTCATGCTTCTTTCTACCTTGACAATGCGCTCTTTGTGAGAATCCTTTTGGGTTAGAACAATTGATTGATTTCTTATATTTTGCACTCCACTTCTCATTCATTTCGCCAAGTCCGCATCTTTCCATAAACTCATCAGCATTTACTTCAATTCCTTCTTTTTTGAAATCTCTTAATCTATCCAATGCCATTTGTTTGCGGTTATCTATATCTTTAACCTGAACTAGCATTTCAACAATACCAT